GGCAGTTATGAACAAAACTTTGTGGATAGTGCAATTCAGTTGCTATTACCGGTCCTCGAGAAGAGTATGATACTAGCAGCTGATTATTCAAAAGCGTGTGACCGTGATTTCGTGACGTCGTGGGATCTCAAGTACGCGATGAGGTACTGTGCCCAGCACGTGCTTGGACGCATCCAGGGCAGTCTGTTTCCGGAAATCTATGAAGAGGACTCCGACGAAGACGAAGACGCTTTGGACATTGTCCAGGAGAATGAAGATTCGTTCACCCGCTACACTGGTGACAATGTCTTTTACCTCAGGATGAACGAAGCCTTTGACGACTGGGACAACTGGGAACCCCAGTCACCAATTGAGACAATGCTCAAGGATGCGATAGACAACCAAAATTAAATCTCCTAAATTCAAAAATATATAGTAAATGGCTGATTTCCGTAAGATTGGGAAAGAAGATCCTGAGCCGTGGAAGCCAGATGAAGTCGAGTATGCCCTGTATGATGACATAGATAGGACGAAAATCAAAGGATACGGGGACGACGACGACGAGTCTGACGAAGGCGACTCTGACGATACGTCCACGTCCACGTCCACGTCCACGTCCACGTCTACGTCTACGTCTACGTCCACGTCCACGTCCACACCAATTTTAAAGCGAAAGAGGAAGCCTCGACCAGTCGTCCACTATGACCAATTTCTTCAGGAAGATACAAATTTCGTCTCAGAAAAGTAAAATTTTTTTTTTATTTTTGTAATGTTATAAAAACAAAAACCTTCTTTAAAATGTCTTCAATCAAAAACATCCAATCCCAGACTATGACCATTGGACGACAACTGGAAACCCAGTCCCTGACCGCTCTGGTCGCCGGGTTTAGCTTCGCCTCGGCGATTGCGTGGATGGATGTGGCTCGCTACATTATCAGCAACATCGTTAAGGTCGGCAAGAACGGCGCTTCCTACTACGTGCTCAGCGCTCTGATGACCACCCTGCTCGGCATCATCGTCTTTATGATTGTCAACAAGATTACCCAGGGTATGATCAAGCGCCCATCCGGCGTCTCCTACGCGGTCACCGCCTAGACGGAGACGTGATGACCAGAAGCCCCAGGACAAGTCCGGCGACACATACCGCCATTATGATTTTCTGCTCTTTGGTGAACCGCTTCGGTGGGTCTAAATAGGGCAACTCAACCGGCTTCGGGAGCTCCACAAGCTGAGCTTTCTGGTCTGATAAACTCTGGAACTTATCAAGTGAACAAGTCACTTTCAATTTTAGTATATGATTACGGTTTCCAAAATCATAGGGTATTAATTTGTTACAGTTGTTCCAATAGAAACGGAATCTCAACTTTTCAATACTCTGTTGTGGACCTTTATAAAAGTGGTGTTGGACTTTGTCCGTGTTTCCATTGAATTCTATGACTTTACCAACTGAGTTAGTGTTGTAGTCACAACTGCCACACAGGATACGACCTATATAGTTTGTTTCCAAAGGTGTGGTGGTCGGTTGATCAAACGTATTACTTCCAAAACTGAATGAACCACCGTTGGTGAAGACGTCCGTTTCCAAATCGTCTTCACCAGCAGTCACCCGAACCAAAATGGATAGCTGTCCGACCAAATTGAAGACATTTGACAGCAGATTCGATCCGGCAGCAGCAGATACGTTCGACCCGTTGAAACCCATAATGTTATACGGCGTGCCGACGTTTGACGTGTCCACATATCCGTTTGACCCACCATAAAGGTCAAACGACACCACATTCGATCCCGACGAGTTCGAAAAGTCTAATGATTTGGTTTTTGGATTGAAGATGACTGTGTCAATGCTGCACTGGCTACTTAGGTCAGCCTGTAAATTGGAAGCCAGTAGTCCGCCTGTCGCGAAAGTTCCTTCATTAAGGATGATAGTCTGTGGCGGATTGCCAACGCCGTCAGTGATTTGAAACTGCTTGTTCCCCTTGTTGATGAGCAGCTGGGTGTTTGGAATTCTGCCGGTGATGACAGACAAGTCAGTCACGTTGTACAAGGGCGTATTCAAAGACACAGTGTAATCATTAGGGTTCGGAAACTCTACTGGATCACGTTGGGTACTGTCAACATCCAGAATGTATTCCATTATTTAAATAATAAAAACAATTTTGTTTTTATTATTTTTTGGTTTCTCTCTCTCTCTCTCTCTCTATGCTGCCAACGTGTGTGCAAACGGATTATTGGCAAGCTGTGTTTTGGCAATGTCCAACCCGGCGGTGGATGCGCCCCACGTATTGGCTTGACCTTTATAGGAGTTCAGCTGGTAGTACTGGTCCTGAACATAGTTCTGTGACCACCCGCCATTAGCCGGTCCGGTGCGTCCGTCGTAGCGGGTGCTGTCCGTTCGGACCGCGGTCACCATCCCACCTTGGTTCAAAGCATCGGCGCGGACATTCATCCGCCCGGCGTTTCCTTCACGGTCTGTTTTTCCACGGCGTTCATCGGGGCGGAAGCCATACTGCTCAAGCTGCTTGACAGTGTACCCACACGGTCCGGAGTGCTGTTGGTTCATCATCTGAACTGCTGGAGATTGGGTGTAGCCCGACGCAAAATTGCTCACCCCTGGAGCAGCTTGGTCGTTGTAGGAAAACTGACCAGTATTGAGGTCACCTTTGTTCCTGGTTGGATCTTCAGCCAATGTCAAAGCCGACACCAAACTTTTGGCCGGATTGAATTCCAGACCGTCACACCGTTTGGTAGTTTCGGCACGGTTGGTTTGGCGTTTGGTCTTTTCTTCTTTGCTGCGGTAGGTCATTCCGGTGACCGGACCACCCGTCCCGTTCCCTTGGGCACGTCCTTGAACGGTCGGGTAGCGACTTGGCAAAAAGGCAGTCTTGGCAGGAGCGCGGTGGGTCAGCTGACCGACCAAGCCAGGCTTGCCGCCGTTGACATCCATCGCCGGTCCGGACCGTCCTGGAAGGGTGGTCATCTTGTAGCCACCGACATTGTTTGGCAGAACCTGATAGAGTTGTTGATACCCTCCATAGGCAGGGACGTCCGCGCCAACACCCAACCCTGGCCCGACCAGCTGTTTTTCAACCGGGGCTAAATTGTTCATTTGTCCGCTAATATAGGGCTGCTCCCGAAGACGGTCGAGGTCTGATGACGCAAAACCAAATACATTCTGGGTCTGCATATCAGCAAAGCTCGGTGGCACGTCCTTTATCTGACCAGTCCGCGAACCGGTGAGTGCGACTCCACCTCCACCTCCACCCTGTGTCTGTTGCTGCTGCTGCTGCTGTTGCTGTTGGACTACTGGCGCTGACGTAAAATTTTCTTGTTTTTCACTGAGTTTTTTGCCGATACAGGCAAGACCAACGACCAAAGCAAGTGATACTGGGTCAGCCATTTAATTGTTATTTATTTAATGATTGATAAATATTTTTTTTTATTTTTTGTTGCAGTACCGTTTATCAAACAGTCCATTTTGAACCTCGGCACGGGTACTTACCGGTTCATAGCTGATGGTGCGCAGCGGGACGCTACAATTCATATCCTGCCACGGGAACACCTGCTTTTTGAAGGTCTCCACATATTTGGGGTTGAACCGCTGGGTCGACTGTGGACGGAGTTCGTCGGATACCATCATCAGGTCGTTGGGTGCGCCTTTCCCCGCCATATATGGGGCAGTCCCGAAGACCATCGTGTTAGGACGACAGCAGTAGTTCAGGTTCGACGGTTGGGGGTTGGCTACAAATGCATCAGTGGCACACACTGGCGGGACAGCCGAGTTCTGGACACGTTGCAGATTTGGTTGAAGAAGGTACGCCATCTAAGTTTTAGTAGTTGATAAATATTTTTTTTTTACTGTCCGCGTCCGAAAAGTCCTGACCGCTTGTCGCCATTGGGTGCAATACCTTCAAACGCTGCCGTCTGAGCACCCCAGAAATTGGGGTCACATTTAGACGGGTCGTCTCTGCACATTGGACGGTTCTTCTTCCCGTAGCACCACTCCGCAAACGCCGTCTGGTCGCCGGGGATGGTGGACACCGGGGCTGTGATGAACTGCCGAGCGGCGGCATTGCGTTGGTACTTGGGCAGCGGGCACCGACTACGTCCGCAATCGTAGGGGATAGTGTCATCCAGCAGCTTCTTGACGTCCCCTGCAACTGTCGGGTAATAGCACGCCGGCGGGCGGTTCGGGTTGGTGTTGTAGTCCCCGAGAAGTACATTCGCCATAGGGTTATCGGCAGTTGGGAGCTG